GTTGGCCGTTGTGCGCGACGCTTGGGTTGTGGCTGGCTCTGGCCAGGCGATTGTGCGTTCTGGCGTTCGAACATTGCACGCATCGAGGCTTTGTTGGCCTGAGGCGCTTTGTTCACTTGAGCTAGCTGTTTCGGCTTCAGAGTCATTGCAGGTGCACTCGCAACTGTTGTTTTCGACTTGGACCAGGGGTGGAGCCGTTGACAGGGGAGTCAAGAGCGAACCCGTGGTGTGGAATATGTGGTTCAGAGAACCGTACGTATAGTTGTGGTAGCGTACTGATGTCCGGGGACAACTTGGATGTCATCAGCAATTATCGCTGCGAGTGACGAAAACCGTCACCCCTGGAAGTTGTGCCTAACCACACAGGGACGTCCCCGTCCGGCACTGGACTAAGGAACTGGTTCGACGGGGGAGCCCAAGGCTCAAAACCCCCCCACCTTATATGCCACGAAACGCCACCTCAAACGGTGACGCGTAAGCAGCAAAGCCCCTGCGGTCCGTAACCATAAACCTTCCGCCTCCCCTATCCATGTTCTTTATGTATACAACATGGACTCAGGTTCATAACACTAGGACGGCTGGTTTGAGAGGTGGTGCTTTTGTCAGCCAGTAGCTGACTGCCTCCACGATGACAGCGGTTACTGCCCTCTCTAGGCCTTCACCTTCGTCACACGTCAAGTGACCGCGAATTGGCTCTGGACCCACCCCCTTTCCAGAAGGTATGGGCCGCTGAAGGTAATTCGGGAGCCAGGTGTGTTCCTCCCTATTTTACACTGGCTGGGTTGCGCGTGCTGTGCGGTATGCCAAAATGGCGACACGCGGCCCAACGCCCCCTCACCAGCCAAAATGGCTATCGATGAGGGAGCACCCGTTGACGTTTGCTGGAGTTCAAAACGGGTCAGCGGCTCCTACTCGTGCATAATGCACGCCCCGTAAGCAAAATGGCACCTGCTAGAACAGTCATCAAGCAGAATGCCTTGGTGAAACGCGCACAAGGTTGTGCGCTGTCCCGGCATGCAGGGTGGGGCACCTACTGCATCATGCCTGGTGGCATGATGCGGCGGTACACCTCATCGGTCGTGGTGCAGTCAACAGCGCTGAGCATGTTGACATAGTTGAACCATTCGGCCGAGGTCTTCACCCACCCGTGTCGCACTGCGAGGTCGGCCTCGCGACTAAGGCCACCCGTGGCGATCGAGTTTGACACCTGGCGGTAGACATTGTCACAGAATGAGCCATATCTTGTGTCAAGTAGCTTTTCTGGAGCATCGTCCTTCCACCATTCTGGCAGCAACTCTGTCAGGTCTTCAACGCCAAGCCTGTACATGTCGTCACGGGAGAACATCTCATCAGAGATCGGGTTTCCATCTTTGTTCGTCAGGCCACTGGCTAGTCTTGTAAGCCAGTGGGCGACGCTCGGTACGCGGTCAGCAATGGACCCAGCACGTGCAATCAGAGCTGGCCCTGCAACTCTGGCAAATTGTACTGGGTCGCCATCCCTGGCCGCGCCGACCGCTTCTTTGGCCGTGGTGTAAAAGCAGTTCGCGAGCATCCGTGGCACGTCTGGCATGGCCGTAGCCTCGTCCAGACCGTTTTGGTTCACAATGATCTTCCAGCCACAGAATTCTGCAACGTCGCCTTTCACCCGTTGGAACAGCTTAGGGCGGTGCCCCAGTTTGGTCCAACGTGCTTCGAGGGCATCAAGTTCTGGCTGGGTGAATATGCGGCCGGTAAGCCACAATAGGGAGTCGTCTCCCTCAAGCCAAATCTTGAAGCGCCTGCGCGTTCCGAACAAGTCGATGCACACCTTACCGTTGGCGTGCACGATTGAAACACCTGTACCACCGCTGAGCACCCATGCCCAACAGATGATGTTGATGATCCAATTCAGGATGCTCGTACCGCGGTCTCCACTCCTGCGGATCGAATCGATACATGCTGTAGTGCGACGTTTGCACAACACACGGGCTAGCTCTTCCTGGGTGAATTGGCTGCCCTTGATGTATGCACAGACGTCCACCTTGTTGGTGTTCATTTGCAGCTTGTGTCGTTTCTTGGTGTCCGCCTTGCGCCTGGACTCCTGGAACCAGTTGTATGGTGTGAAGAACTTGTAAAGTTTGTCAAACATGGTGTCCAGGATCCTGTTCTCCGTGAGGTCACGGAGAATCTGTTTGCAGCACGTGTCCCACGCACTCCCATCGTTCTCCATCATAAAGGCCTCCCAGGCCTCAGATGAATTCTTCATTTCGAAGGCCTCTCGGCAGATCTCGGTCATTCGAGCTCCTTTGGGCTTCCCTTTGATGGTGCGTGTCTTGTAGTACTTGCAAATATAGCGCTCAAGAACTCCGATTGTCAGAGCAGACATGACAGCCCCAGCGTCTCCGTCAGCGATCAGCATCCTGGGTGGTTTGCCCTCGGCCATTGGCTCGAGTTTGATCGCGGCTGAGAACGTAAAGTCTGGGTTCAGCTGCCACATCAGGACGTTCAGCGCCATTTCGGCACGTGACAACGTCCACTTCTTACTCTTCAAATCCCCGAAAAGCAACCATGATGCGATACGGTCTATCGCGTCTGAGTCACGGATCTCATCACAGAAGTGGTCAGCGATGGTGGTTAACTCCACCCGCTCCTGGTCGGTCATGTCGAACTCGACGTGTTTCTTGGTGATCCGCTCATCGATTGCCTCTGCAATACGCGTTGGGGTGCTCTCGTAAAAGCATCGGTCCTTGGTGGTTGGTCCGAACTTCGCAGCTAGGGCGTCGGTGGATGACCGGGTGCCCTTGTCTGCGTTCTCATCGCATATCAATGCCACGTGTGGTATACCAGAATGCATGTTGTCTTTGCCAAAGATTTGCTCATCGACTGGTGGTGTGTCTTCGGTCTTCCAAGCTCCATCCATGAGCTCTTGAGCCAACGTCTTGCCCACCGGCCTCCTAGTCTTCCTCAGCGAGATGAACTTCTGGTTGCGTAACACTGCTGTACGGCCGTGGCAGCAGCACCACCCGTTGGTGAAGCTGCTCTTATCAGCGTCATTGCTGGCCAGCAGTGCTGTCACAAATGGCCAGATCTGGAAGATGGCCTCTTTGTATAGGGTGTCGTCACCGATGTCCGCACCCACGATGGAATTTCCTCTCATGTTCGCCAGTTGAATATTACCGTTTTGCACACGTTCTGGAGCGTCTGCAACTGCGCCGACCATGGTCGATGTGACAGCTTCAGCATGTTGCTTTGCTGTCAAGCATACGTCATAGACGACGCTCATGTCGTGACCAATCCACTCAAAGCACGAGCGCGCAATCCTCTCCGTCAGAGGTGGAGCGCACGCGTCACAGCGGTTGACCACAATTTGTAACATCCAATAGCCCTCGTCGTCACCTGCCCGTCCATCCCTCATGAACTGTGCTGGCTTCAAGACATCAAGGAGTTGTCCATGACATCCGAAACACAATCCCTTCTGTTTCGCGGCAAGTGGGCGTGCTGTAGGTGCTGCCATCGCACCTCCAAAATACAACACGTCGCTAGTAGCCAAACCTCCGAAAAGGCGCAATCTAGTCTTTGATCGCTTTGGTCCGTATATATTAACTCCAGTTGACCGGGGACAACTTGAGC